TATTGCAGCGCATGATCGAACCGTGTATTGCGCTCCTCGTTGGCACGGAGTGTAGCGCAGTCTGGTAGCGCATCTGGTTTGGGACCAGAGGGTCGGGAGTTCGAATCTCTCCACTCCGACCATCATCTTCCCGTTGAATTGGTTAGATAATTGATGTTGTTGAGTTTTGCGCCGCTTACTTTGGTACACAAAGGTGGCGCACATGGTCCTCGCAATGCCCTCCCCCGTCCTCGTCGGTAATACCTTCTATCTTCGCGTCCGCGTCCCCGCCGATGTGCCTTCGAGCAAAGATGGGATAGCCATCACATTGCCTGTCGGCTCGAAGCTGCGGCGAATCACGATGAAAGATTTCGTGAAGGTCTCGCTGGAGACCCGCGAACCACGCATCGCCAAAGAGCGGTTCTCGACCGCTTATGCCGCGCTCCAGACTGTATGGAAGACCCTGAAAGATGGTCCTAAACCGCTCACGCATAAGCAGTCGTTGGCGATAGCTGGGGAGATCAGGGCAGCTTTCATCGAAGCGTTTGATGATGATCCCGGCTCTGTCCATAGATGGCAACGAGTGCTTACGGCGAACACTTCCGCGAGGGCCGGTAAACTCAACGGACTTACTATCCCAACTCTCACCCAGCAAGCCAAGGATATGGAGCGGCGCTTTGGCGAACTGGCGGACGCACGTCTCGCTGCCCACGGCATTCTTCTGGCGCCTCAGCATCGACAGCGCCTTCTTACTCAGGTCGCTGACGGTCTCGATGAGATGGCTACAGTTAACCTCGCGAAAGCCGGTGGGGACTACTCAGACAATGGGGCGAGCCGGAAGTACCCCGCTTTCGAACAGCCCAGGTCGTCAGCAAGTGTTGGCGCTCAGCCGTCTACTTTGAGCTTCTCCGATGTCATTGATGAGCGCGTCCGTCGCCTCTCGGCTGGCAAGGATGCGGCACCGCCACGAGACCGCACCATCGACAAGTACAGGTTGGCCTGCGAGGAGTTCGCCGCACATCGGAAGTCCACTGACTTGGCAACCGTTACCGCGATTGAGGCTGACCGATGGAAGCTAGCGATGATGGAAGCTGGCGCCCTAAGCAACAACACCATCGGTCAGCGCCTGCAAAATGTAAGGACGGTTATCGAATGGGCCAGGAAAAACAGCCTTGGCGAGTTATTTTCTAATGGCAACCCCCTTGAGGTCGTGGAGCGGCCAAGCTTCCAACCCAAGCCCAGCGACCTGTCCACCTACACGCTCGCCGAGGCCAAGATGGTTCTAGCTGCCGCGCGGAAGGAAACAGCTAGCGACCTTCGTTGGCTTCCTTGGGTCTGCGCTTATTCCGGCGCTCGAATCGAGGAGGTCGCGCAGTTGACCAAAGCGGACTTCTCCAAGGTAGGCGATGATTGGTTTTACCGCCTTACGTCGATGGGTGGTAAGACCCTAAAGAACCGTGGCAGCGAGCGCCGCGTTCCCGTTCACCCCGTTCTGATTGACGAGGGCTTCATTGAGTTCATCAACGAACTGAACATCAAGGACGACAAAAGAATTTTCACGACTAGACCGACGCAGCGCATTAGCGAGTGGATCAGAGAGGTGGTGGGAATTACCCGCGAAGAACTTCGTCCAAACCACGGATGGAGGCACCTTTTCGAAGATCTTTGCATGCTGGGTGGGGTTCTCGACGCGGCTCGACTGTACATCACGGGACGAATGACCGGCAGGTCTGACGCAGGGTACGGAAAAAGCGACGTGATGCTCCCGGGACTTGCGACCGAGATGAAGAAGGTCAGCAAGATCATTTGAGGCAGCCTCACCTTGTGGTGACACGCCTTGTTTCCTAGCGTGAAGCTCGATTCCTGTCACAGCTCCGCTTGGAAGGCGGTCTCCGATTAGAACGGCACAGTGACCGCAATCATGTAGATACCATACGCAAAGGCGCATAGCGAAAGGACAGCTGCAGAAACCGCCATCCAGTTTAACACTTCGCCACGACGCCATTTCACCTTTGGGTCTATCAGCGAAGTGGCATACGCTTGGTTGGTAAAATATGAGAAGAGCGCAGTCAGGACTGCGAGACCAGCTCCTGCTGAGAACCACAGCAACGAGGAGAGCATCCCAACTATGAGCGGCTCGAAGCCGCCAGTCTTTGCGTCTTTGAGCGTGGTCGCGAGGAACCCGAGTACGGCCACGCAAGCACCGCCATTGATAAGTAACAACGCCTTCAAGCCTTCGTGGGCAGAGTCAATTGAAGCTTGCTCTAGCCTTGCATGCCGCTGCTTCGTCGTGTCGTCTGTGCCGGTCATTCTCGCCCCCAAGGTAATTCGACCAAAATAGGCTCCCAGTGATCGCCCCACAACGATGGCTGAGCCGAGTCCCCAAAACTGAGGTAAGCTTTTGGCCTAGAACACTTTGGACTTCAATGTTCGGTTCATCCACCGCAATCCACAGAAGAGCCTTGATGACCGGCCTTGTCGGCGCGCCCCAGCGCAGCTAGCCTTCGGTTGCGGTTCATGCCCAGTGGGCCGTAAGGAGCCTCACCGCCCCTTTGCTAGAGGGTGAGAATGGGGGGTCGCAGGATGCAGACTGCGGCCCCTTACCGTTCGGTTTCTCGTGACCGCTTGCACAGAAATCTTTCCGCAAATCAATTCACCCGTCTCGTTAGTAACTCATTGATTTTCCGTGCGTCGGATTGCAACCAATCCACCAGTGGCTAAGTCAATGAAATTAATGCGTTTTCCCACGATTGACAGGAGGTGGCGCGCGGAGTCTAACGGTGTCGTTCTGGCCGGGACGAACATCAACAGAGGGCGATTTAGAAAATGGGCATTAGATTTTTCAGGGAAGCGCGCTGGTTCGTGGTTTACTTCGAGCGGAACGGTCCGAGCAGTTCCGTTCGCCACTTTGCGCGAAGGTCGGACAATGGCGACCACGAGTTCTGGTTCGGGCGTTGCTATCTCACTTTCCGCTTCCATCAGAACGACGGCGCGGCAAGCTATCGATTGGACTGACTTGGTCTAAACGGACCCACTGACTTCGACCCCGTGGAGCAATCTGCGGGGTCTGCCATTTCAGAACCGCCATAGCCGTCAACCAGCCGTGGGCTATCAGACAGACAAGTAAGCATATTCGAGGAAGTGAATATTGATTTCCTCTTATCGCGTGCGGGCAGTCTTAAGCGGTTTGGCTTGGCGGCAGTGTCGCCAGCGGAGAGCAGCGGAAGCGCGTCAGTGAGGACGCACGGCGGAATTAGCGCCCGACCAATTACCCCTTCCTTATACAAATAGCTGGTGTTGACCCGCTCGCTAAGATGGGGACAGCTCTACCCGCGATCTCTAAGGCGCGGCCGTACGAAGATGGAAGAGCCACGGTGCGCCTCACCGTGACCCTATTCCTAACCATCTACGGGAGCCTTTCAGGCTTCCCGCTAATGAGCCTAAGCGAGGTCGGATGATCAATCAAGCATTGCCCATCGCTCAACAGCCCTTCTTTCTCTCGACGGGCGATACTCCCAGCGCCTCCAGCATGCTGCTTAGCGTCACGCACCTTCCCTCCAAGCCCTCGCCAACTTCCGCACGTCAGGACTAAATCCATGAACACGCCCACATCGCCCAATTTGGGACCACACACTTTCGTCACCGCCAACTATCCAGCATTTCCGCTCCGTCTTGCGGTCATAGATGGTAGTCGCTGGTTTGCTGCCGCTGATGTTTGCCAAGCTATCGGCATCATCGACACCCGTCACGGCTACTCGAAACACCTTCGTGCGGTAGCCAAGGAAGACAAGCGCCTCGTGAAATTTCCTCAGCCCGAGCGAGGCAGACCTTCACTCATTTCAATTTCTGACAGCGGGCTGAGGAGGTTTCTAAAGCTGAAGGAGGGACCAAGGACAGCGTTACTTGCAACGTGGCTGTCCAACTTTCTGACAGCAGGATAAAGACCACAGGATGTGTTCTCGCCGATCTTTGCAACCCTGATAAATACCCCTCCCTTAAGGGGAGCCAGAGGAAGGAAGACCAAACATCTGGAATGAACCAGAATAGAGGGTGAGCTGATGAAATCAGGATGATCTCTATCTGGATATTCATGAGGATCATGTTGGTGAAAGAACCCTAATACACCATCAGTCTCCTCTAAGGTCTCCTTCATGTCCCCTTGAAGGGCACGCCTTCAATCCCGCGCACAGTCTCATCATAGACGCTCGACCTCCGAGAGTGCGCTGACGGTCGTCCAGATTTGGACAGCCCGTCTTTCGTTCTCGTTGGGTGTGGTGACCCCCGGCTCTCTTGTCGCTAGTCCTGCTGACGAGAGGGCCGGTTTATCTCCCGCCCCGCGACACCGCCTCATCACCGCAAACCCTCCGAAAGAACATCATGCACAATGACACTCCCCGCTTCGGTCGGGAGGATGGCGAAGCTCTGCGCTCGTCACCTCGACCAGCAGCGATGAAAATAACAAACCGTCCTGTCAGCTGTGGCAGCCGTGGCCAGAATTACTCGGTCTCCTTCGAGGGCGCTGTCCTTATTTCCAGTACCCGCAATCCCACCGGCGATGCCTGCCGCCGTCTCGTCGGTCTCGGGCGCTTCGGTCGGCTCGAAGTCTGGGATGAGGGCCGCTCCTATCCCCTCATGATCATCCCCGATGTCGCCCGAGCGGCGGCAATCACGGTTTCCGAGAACGAACGTCATGGTCCCCGGTTCTCGCCCTACAAGGCGCTCCCCGAGTTCGCGAAGGAGGCAGCCTGATGTGTACCCCATGGAGCATGATCGGCCTTGCCGTTGGCGCGATTGGGAAGGGCTTGGAGTATCAAGCAGACGTTGCCCAAGCCAATGAGCAGAACCGACAGTACCGAGAGAACGCCGCCAGGGCGAATCAGAATGCCCGCGACCAACAGTTCCAGACCCAGCAGCGCATGCTGCAGGAGCAGGAGAAGGGCGCGGCTGAGAAGATGGACACGAACCGTCAGGCTCAGGCTGCCAAGGCAACAGCCGCAGTGGCTGCAGGCGAAGCGGGTGTTTCCGGTCTCTCCGTCGATGCCCTCTTGGCCGAGTTCGATGGCCGAGCTGCAGCGGCTAACGACCGCACCGATCAGAACACTGAGTGGACCCTGAACCAGCTCAACAACGAAATGAAGGGCATCAGGTCCAACGCTGAGGATCGCATCAACTCGGTCCAGCGAGCGGCAGCCCCATCATTCTTCAACACCGGCCTCAAGATCGCAGGGGTCGGTCTCGACGAAGTGAATGATTACAACGCGATACAGCGCGGCGAGCGTCCACGCGGGCGCTGATATGAACCTTACCCCATGCTCACTTTTCAGCGGGGGTTCTTCCGAAACCACCACCACCACAACCTACGAGTAATAGCATGAAAATTCTCCACCTCATCACAATGACCGTCGATTTCCACGATGCCGCCATCCCCACGTTTGTCTCCCGCTGTACTGAAATCGATGGCGCACCATACGTACTGGCCAAAGACATCGGTCTCTACTACGACCTGAAGGCTGACGAAGACGGCGACTACCGCTCGTTTCTTGCACGAGCAGGTATTCCATACATCGACCGCGAGGTTTCTCACAAAGGTGAAACGATCGGTTCCCACGCCCTACTAACTGAGGCCGCCTCAAAGCTGATGCGTGCGGTGCCGAAGAATGGCTGACATCCGGTCCATCATCACTGATGCCGCAGCTCGCTACGGTATCGACCCAGACTACGCTCTGAAGTCTGCCCAGATCGAGAGCGGCCTCAATCCCCACGCACAGAACAAGACCTCCACCGCAGGGGGACTGTTCCAGTTCATCGACAGCACTTGGGGCAAGTACGGCAAGGGCGCGTCAAAGTACGATGCCTATGCCTCTGCTGACGCCTTCATGCGCTTCACGGTGGACAACAAGAACTACCTCACGAAGAAGCTCGGTCGCGATGTCTCCAGCGGTGAGCTGTACCTTGCGCACCAGCAGGGTGCCGGTGGAGCGCTGAACCTCCTGTCCAACCCGAACGCCATGGCAGTGAACCTCGTGGGCCGTGCTGCGGTCATGGGGAATGGTGGTCAGTCTGGCATGCTCGCCTCCGAGTTCGCCAACCTCTAGACCTCCAAGCTGGGCGATACGAAGGTCGGCACAGGTGGCTCCGGTCTGGTCATGCCGGGATCGATGGGAAACTCCCAGAACCCCGGTGACTTCTCGGTTCACGATCAGGGGCGCATCAGTGCCTCTGACGTGGTCCCCACGATGAACACCACGCGGGCCGAAGAGGTCCAGCAGGAGAAGGACCGCAAGGCTGCCATGCCGGGGTATGGGGAAGCTATCGCAACCGCCGTGAAGAACGAGTGGTCGGTACTGACACCCTTTCGTGCGTTGGGCCACTACGATCCTGACCCTGACTTCAAGCTCACGGAAGACAAGCTGAGAGCCTACGGTGACAGCATCCCTGATGCCTACCTCGACGAGTTCGCTGATGCGGTCTCCGACGAGCATGCTGATGCCATTCGCACGCGGCTGCTGACCCAGCTCGAAGACAACCAGAAGATCGCCTCGCTGGGCACTGCAGGCACCATCATCTCGATGGGAGCTGCCCTGACAGACCCCGGTGCTATCGCCGCTACGGCAGCCATCGGTGCGGTCACAGGCGGCTTCGGTGTCCCCGCTGCGGTTGCCTCTCGGCTCGGTCGTGTGGGCCTCGTGGGCCTTGGAGCTGCTGAAGGCATTGCCGGTAACCTCGCCACTGACATCCCGCTCGTGGCTGTTGACCCGACCCGCAACGTGTCCTTCGACGACCTGAAGTACAGCATTGGCGCTGGCCTCGTGATGGGCGGTGTGATGGGTGGCTTCAGGCGCAACCCGATGTTCACCGAGGAGGCCAAGAAGATCGCCCAGCTCGGCAGGGAAATGCAGGACCAAGCTGCGTCTCTCCCGACAGGCGGACGCTCGGCTGGCGCTGCCTCGGTCATGGGTGACAACTTCACCCGCACCGATACCTCCGACCTGATCGACGACTTCAAGCGCCTCGATCCCAAGGGCAAGTTCCTGAACTGGCGCATGGACTCGGTCGGCCAGCTCATGGCCTCCAAGAACCCGATGGCGCAGGCAGTTGCCCGCTACCTCGGTGAGGATGGTGTGCGAGCTGCGAAGGGCAGCGGTGTGGTCACTGAGATCGCCGCGACAGAGCGCATGCAGCGCCGACTTCGCGTGGCCCAGGTCAACTGGTACCGAGGCTATGATGATGCCTTCAAGAAGTACCGCAAGGCCAACGGGGTCACCGCCTTCAAGGCCAAGGATGCCGAGCTGCAGTTCAAGGAGCAGATCACCGATTACATCCGCGAAACCAGCCCGAGCGTCCGCGCTCAGTTCCCGGCTGAGGTGAAGCAGGCTGCCGGTGCATTCCAGTCGGAGATGAAGTCTTTCTGGAAGGAAGCTCAAGAGCTGGGCCTGACGCGCACTGAGGCTGGCGTGGAGAACTACTTCCCGCGCTACGGTCACCTTGCCAAGGCCACGCAGCTCATCCGCAAGGTGGGCTACAGCATGGACAAGGACGGTGGCCTCACCGATCTCTTCGCGGGTGCCATCCTTAAGAAGCAGCCTGACCTCGATCCACTCATCGCCAAGCGCATGGGCTATGCCGTCCTCGACCGCTTCCAGAAGCTCAGCTCAGGTGAGGAGATGTTCGGCTCGGGCCACCTCGGGTTCGATCTCGATGACCTTGGAGCTGAGCTGAAGCATTACCTCGACGACGACCAGATCGCCAACGTCAAGGCGTGGGCCTCACGTAACGAGAAGAAGGAAGGCGAGGCCTCCGGTCCAGCTCGAATGAAGGCTCGTATCATGTTGGACGAGAACCACTTTGCGGATGTCATGTCCAAGCGAGACGGTGTCCAGCGCGTGAGCATCTCCGACTTCTACGTCAAAGACCCGCACACCGCCTTCCAGCTCTACGCCCGCAACATGAGCGGTCAGCTCGCCATGGCCAAGATACAGGTGAAAGACCCTGTGACCGGTCAGGTGCTGATCGACGGCATCAAGAACGGAAACGACTGGACCAAGCTGAAGAACCAGATCAAGTCGGTCGGTGAGGCCTCAGGGGCGAACAATACGCTCGATGAGAAGAACCTCGACTTCCTCTACTCGGCCATTACCGGCACCCCGCTGGCGGGCATCGACAGAGGCTCCGATGGTGCCACCTTCCTGCGCATGCTGAGGGACTTCAACTTCGTCCGTCTGATGGGTCAGGTCTCTCAGGTCGGTCTCAAGACCACCTATCAGGCTGTCCCTTCCTTCCGCCACCTCATCGACATGGCCCGCTCGGGCAAGATGACCGATGAGTTTGCTGAGGAGCTGGACGCGATGGGAGCCTTCGGTACCGACTGGGAGCGCACTGCTCACTACCTCGACACCGACGAGATGGGCGTGCCGGTGACCAGCGGGACCGACAGCAGGATGCAGCGGGTGGCCGGTGTGGTGAACCCTAAGCTCCACGCGATGAACCGCTTCGTCTCGATGGGTTCGGGCATGGCTCCGATCAACCGCGTGTTCCAGAAGTGGTCAGCCCGAGCGGCTGCCGTGAAGTTCACCAAGATGGCCATGTTCGGGGACAAGATCGATGCTGAGCGTCTCCGCGCCCTCGGCCTGGACAAGAAGGACGCTGAGGCGATCTTCGATGCGATCAAGACCCACGCCACCTTCAAGAGCGGTGTGAAGTCCCCGTCGAAGCTCCAGAGCCTTGGCATCAAGAAGTGGGACGGCAACACCCTGTCGATGTTCGAGGATGCGATGTTCCGGCTGAACCGGACGATGATCCTTGAGAACGATCCCGGTCAGATGCACCGCTGGCTGGCTCACCCTGTGGGGCAAGCTGTAATGCAGTTCCGCACGTTTGCAATGGCAGCGCACACCAAGGCGTTGCTGCAGGGGCTGAACCTACGAGATGCACCCGCAATCTTCGGCCTCCTCGCGTCGAGCTTCCTTGGCGCTGCGGTCTATGCCGGTCAGACACACCTAAACCTGATCGGTAGGCAAGATCGGGAGAGGCAGTTGAGGGACAAGATGACGTGGGGCAATCTCGCTCTGGCTGGGTTCTCTCGTTCGTCTGAGGCTGCATTGATCCCGATGGCCGCTGATATCGGTTGGCAGTTCTTCGGTGACGCTCCGCTCTTCGATACTCGAAGCTCGGGCCTGAAGACGACCGTCCAGACGATGCTCGGCAATCCTAGTGGCGATCTCTTGTCGTCTAGTGTTGCGGGTGTTGGGGGCCTTACCTCCGCGATCTTCGGTGATGACTACTCGGGTGAGGATTTCGAAAATCTCAAGCGTATTCTTCCCTTCTCTCGCATGATGGGTGCTGTCCAGTTCCTCAACTGGGTCGGCTCGGGCTTGCCTCGAAGAGAGCTTAGAGACTGACAACGACGGCCCCTGAGGGAAACCTTGGGGGCTGCTCTCTATCGTATGACGTATGAACCAAGGACACGCGCCGAGATGGTGGCGGGCACTTCCATCGCCCGCATGCTCCACGCTCGTCCCGGAAACGGTGTTCCTACCCATGTCTGCCTTCGGCCTCGACAGTCGGACCTCACGGTTCTTGATCATCGCGCCATCGGCTATCCAAAGGGCAGACGTGAAGGGGCGAAATGTTTTGGTGCAAAATTATCTGAGGTCAAATCAGATATAAGGAACTGGCAGTTCCCCCCTCGGCCCCCTATCCACATATATCCACAGCGTCTCGCACCCCCCGGCGAAGGACGAAATGCACCTATCTTTGCAGCCGTGAGTCGCTGATGCCGCTGAGCTATTGCAACCGACTCCTTGCCTGATTAGCCTTCCACTCAGTGACGAGCGGAGGATTGTTGATGACGAAAGACGTGGTGCTGACTTGGCTGTTCTGCCTGTCAGCGGTCGGGTTCTTGATATTCGCGGGCGTCAGCAGCAGCGGCCACGGTAGCTCCTACGATGATGAAGATTACTTCGGAACGACAGCTTACCGTCCCAGCCGCTGAGCCGCGCAGCGTTCAACCCTTCCGTAGGAAACACAGATGATGACAGCAGCCACCAGCGCCAAGAACCCGAAGCCCGCACTGTTCAAAACCGTGCAGCTCCTTGAACAACTCCGCGAACTGTTCCCCGATCTTCCTATTCAGACAATCTCCGTCTTCCTCATCATCGCGATGAAACCGGGCATGTATCAGCGGGATTTGCTAAAGCTGCTGGATATAAGCCAAGCAGGCGTCTCCCGGAACGTGATGGCGCTTGGCGAACTAAACAGGCACGGGAAGCCGGGGCTTGGTCTGATCTTCCAGAGGAAAGACCCGTTCGACAATCGGCAGGTGATGCTAAACCTTACGCCATCTGGCAAGGCGCTGGCCGAGCGTCTCACCTCTATCGTTTCTGCCTAAAGCTTGGTTCGATCTGGGTGTAGCCGGAAGGAACCATACAAACCTTGGTTCGATATATGCCTATTGACAACTCAAAACGAACCGATGATAAGCGAACCACTCAAAACGAACTGAGGTGGTTTCCATGCATGTCCGCGCTTACCTTCGTGCCAGCACCAAAGACCAAGATGCCAACCGTGCGAGGGACGACCTCTTCGCCTTCGCTGAGGAGCGTGGGCTGAAGATTGCAGCTACCTATATAGAGAACGAGAGCGGGGCCTCACTGAAGCGCCCTGAACTGTTCCGTCTGCTTAACGATTGCCACCCCGGCGATGTCCTCCTGATCGAACAGGTGGACCGCCTCAGCCGATTGAACGCTGAGGACTGGGAGCTTCTCAAGACCGAGATACAGCGCCGCAGGGTGAAGGTCGTTGCGCTCGATCTCCCGACCTCGTGGATGATGGCCACCGCAGACAAGGGTGATATCCATAGCCGTATGATGGACGCCATCAACGGAATGATGCTCGATATGTTGGCAGCCATTGCCCGCAAGGACTACGACGACCGCAGACGGCGGCAGGCTCAGGGCATCGTGAAGGCTAAGGCCGATGGCCGCTACAAGGGACGGCCTGAGGACGAGAAGCGCAACGAG